CTGTCAGACGAAAAAGAGCAGCCGGTAATACAGGGCCAAAACCTACAAACGTAAAAACATTTGCTAAAAGAGATAGAAAAGCAGAAGGTGGATCTGTGGGTAATTCTATGATAAGACAAGCACAAAGAGATTATAGAGGAACTTATATTTCTGGGGATTTAGGTGGTGTTAAAGTTGGTAACCCAAGTTATAAAAAATATTATAAAGGGATGTTATAATGAGAAGACAGGATAGAATGCCTGCAAGAAATAAAAAGAACTTCAGATCAACGAAGTCTGGGGCAGGAATGACAAGAGCCGGTGTCAAAGCCTATAGAAGAATGAATCCCGGTTCAAAACTAAAAACAGCCGTGACTGGTAAAGTAAAACCAGGATCAAAAGCTGCGAAGAGACGTAAGTCCTTCTGCGCGAGAAGCGCCGGTCAAATGAAAAAATTTCCTAAAGCAGCAAAAGATCCTAATTCTAGACTACGTCAGGCTAGAAGAAGATGGAAATGCTAGAAAAAACATTACTAAAAGCACTAGAAGATAGATACAATGCGCAAATTTCTGAGGCGGATGCAACCATACATGTTTATCTTAGAAACCCTGTTGGTATTGGAGAACACCCACAGGTTCTTGACGAAATAGATAAACTCGTGCATAAGATTGCAGAAGCAGAAGAAAAACTAAAAATAATACAGGAGTTTAAAATATGAAAAAAGCAAAAGCAAAAATAAAAAAAGTTATAAAAGGTTTGAAGAAGGCATCTAAATTACATGCGGGTCAAGCCAAAACTTTAAAGGGAGTCATAGGTGGCAGATCCAAAAAAGGGAACAGGTAAAAAACCTAAAGGTTCAGGTAGGAGGCTCTACACTGATGAGAATCCTAAAGATACTGTTGGAATTAAGTTTGCGACTCCTGCTGATGCTCGTAAAACTGTTGCAAAAGTTAAAAAGATATCTAAACCGTTTGCGAGAAAAATACAAATCCTAACCGTTGGAGAACAGCGTGCCAAAGTTATGGGTAAAAAACAAGTCGCTGCAATTTTTAAAAGAGGTAAAGATGCTATCAGGAGAACAAATAATAGAAAAGCTTAAGAGAAGAATAGATGCAACATTGCAACAGATTGGTGACACAATGATCACAGGTGGGGTTGACAGCATGGAAAAATACAAATATATGTTGGGACAGGCAGCAGCCTACCAAATAGTAATACAGGAAATCTCTAACCTGCAAAAAGAGGATGAAAAGGAGCAAAATGACGGAAACGTTATCGACATCAAAGGAAGTACCAAAAACTAGACT